AAAACTAGACCTGTCTGGCATAGATGCTGACAGTGGGCCAACATCCAGCCGAATTGAAGTCGGCAACCACAACGTCAAGATCACCGACGCTGCGGTGGAGAAGTGCTCCAACCCAGCGCACTCTCGTGTGCGTGTTCACTTCGCGGACGATGGCGGCAAGACTATACTTAACGACTTTAATGTCGTGAACGGCAACCCCAAGGCCGTTGAGATCGGACTGTCTCAGCTCAAGTCTTTACTTGAATGTGCCAAGCACCCAACGCCCAACAACCCGAAGGACATTAGTACACTCAAGGGCTTGTCGGTGCAGATCGACGTCCGCATGGGGCGCAAGCGTGACAACGGGGATCAGTACCCTGAGATTAAGGCGTTTCTTCCAGTCGGTGAAACGTCAAAATCCATAGATGACGAAATCCCGTTCTAATGAAAATCGTCACTGCGGCAGACATCGTTGAGGCTATCGATGTTGGCTACAAGCAGACGAAGATACAGCGTGCGAGAGAGTACATAGGTGCGAGTGGCGTTGGGTCTCCCTGCGACGCAGCTCTAGCCTATAGCTTGCGGGGTTTCCCAGAACCTCAGATCGCCGCTCGGACCCAGCGCATCTTTGCGCTGGGCCACATACTCGAAGACGTCGTTGTCAAAGACCTCAAGGAGAACGCAGACGTCCGCGTGTTCGAGGTTGATGGGCTGACGGGCAAGCAGCACAGCTATCGGCTGTATGGCGGTCACGTCTCCTGCCACATGGACGGACACATTGAGACAGACGACGGGGTACTGCGCGTCCTCGAAATCAAGTCCATGAACCACGCCAGCTTTCAGAAATTTGTAAAGCACGGCGTGAAGAAAGCGCACCCGAAATATTACGACCAGCTACAGATGATGATGGGAATGTCTGGCTTCGAAGAGGCCGTGTTCATCGCAATCAGCAAGAATACCAGCGAATACCACTGCGAGTTCGTGGAGGCCGACAGCATCCAGTACGCCTACCTGATGGCGCGTGTCGAGCATGTCATGTCTGGCCAAGCGGCCAAGGTATCCGACAAGCCAGACGACTGGCGATGCAACTTCTGCTTCAAGAAGGGCGTGTGCTGGGAGGGACTAGAAGTCGAGGTGCGTTGCTCAACGTGCTCCTTCGCCTTCCCGCGAGAGGACGGCGGCTGGCAGTGCGACAAGCACGACAGGCAGTGCCACAAGCCCTGCGATGACTACGAACTTTACCGACCAAAGGAGAAGGGGATGTGATCGAAAGGATGACCTTTGCGGAACTACTAGACGAAAACAAGCGGCTCAGAGAGGCACTAGAGACCATCTCACAAGTCGCAGCAATCAGCGACGGGGCGCATTGGTATGCCCTGATTGCAGAAGAGGCATTAACAGGAGAGGCAAATGAAACACGACGGAATGTTCGGCCCCGCGCCGACAACGACAATAAAAAAACCAAAGACTAAAGGAGATTTCCTTGATGAAGCCAAGCGCCTCATCGAAGGGGATCGCGCCGAAACTTATGGTGACTTTGTTGAACTGCACAGGAAGATCGGCAAGCTCTGGGCGGTCGTCTTGGGTATCAACATCACAACCACGCAAGTTCTGATGTGCATGGAGATGGTTAAGGTTGGCCGCAAGATTGCCAACCCAGATCACGTGGACAATCACGTCGATAGTATGGGCTACGCCGCACTTCTGGCCGAGCTAGTGGAGAGGAATAAAAAATGAACATAGACAATCTCACGCCAAGCCAGCGCTGGCAGCGTGTCTTGGACATGGCCAAGGCAGAAAACGAGGCGATGCGGGAAGACTTCCCAAAAATCGGCTATAACTATGGGATAAAAAGGCAAAGCCACAACGGTGGTCGCCCAACCAAAGCAGAGGAGACTGCTCATGCGAGCCGAGCTAACCCCCGCTGAAAAATCTGAGCTGTCTTTCCTCAAGAAGATGGTCAACACCAAGCAAGACGCAGCGTATAGTCATAACCCTTTGTCGTCTGCGAAGATGGACTTGTACTATGCGCGAGACGAACTGAAGGAGTACGTCAGTGTACTGCGGCGCAAAGGCCGCAGTATCTAGTTAGTCTGAGAGCTGAAAATGTGGCCCGTCGATAAATGGGCGTCTTGCCTGTGAGCGACGGGTGTCCACATAACTCAGCATCGCGTGCTCCATCGTACCATCGAAGTCCGCTATGTCTGGCACCGTCCAAGCCGCGCCCCAGACAACGCCTTTTACGCCAAACTCTTTCGCACTAGCCGCTATGCTATCAGCCACTTCGTCATACACAGAAATTTCCCAAGAAGGACGAGAGCCAATGTAAGCCATCAGGTCCACAGCTTTGCCTTCGAGGTGGCGTGATTTCATGGTTTGGCTGGCACCTTTTGCTACTAACAAACGCTGCTCTTCAATAGTCCTCAGACCACAGATGACCCCGAAGTCTACTTTTGTCTTGGTTATCGCCAGCCTGACTACGTCTTGCAGGCGAGGGTCAACGCGTTCCAGCCTATCTAACGATCTCTGAGATAATCCGAACATCTAACTCTTCCTCTTCTTTTATGGCGGGCATGTAAACTAGAACGAACGCATCGCACTCAGGGCACGACAGGTTCGTGACCATCATGTACTCATGGTCGTCTTCGCAATCGTGATCACCGCCCCAGATCAGATCGCTCTTGCAGTGCCAGCAATTCATCTTCGTCTGGCTCCTATCAGCTCTCGCTGCCGTCTGATCTCTTCACGCTGGCGCTCAAGCAAGACGAACTGCTTGTCTGCATCAGATGGCATGGGGAGTTTAACGACCTTCATTTCTTAAAGAACGTGGTCGCACCACGTATCCCAAAGCTCGCAGCGACGCAGCACCCCCATGTGTAGATGAACCAGTCGGGCGCACGACTAAGAGCCTCGAAGCCATCGAAGACTATGGCCTGTCCCCGTGGCCCGCAAAAACAAAGGATCATGGGTATCGACATCAAGCCTAAAATATACTCGTCTTTAAAGCTGTGCTTCGATCCTTCGGCCATGATCTTTTCCCAGTTGGCCTCGCTCTGGGCTTGGGACATAAGTATTTGGCTTTTGGCTTCAGCCTGCGTAACCTTGATCTTCGTCTCGGCTGCTCGTGTCTCGACCTTCCCTTGCAACCAAGTGCCAGCAAGATTAGCGAGTGGTCCTATCAGTGCTTGTATCATTTTTCATGCCCAACCCATGTTGCGAAAGCTCCTGTCATAGCTCCGGTTACGACTGACACGACTGCTGCGTGTTGTGACGAAAGAGTTTCGGCTGTAATGGCAAATTCAATGACGCGGATGTAAACTATCGTCATCACCAGCATCATCAGACGAGGCATGATCTTCCACGCCAAAATTTTCTCCATTGCTAAAGTCATGTCTTACTCCTCATCCCCATGATCCGTTAAAACTTCCACTGAACCCGCCGCGACCGCCAGACGAACTACTTGGTTCGCCTACTGCTGCGTCGGTTGCGCTTTCTCGGAACGCTCTTATGCCACCAAGCACGGGAACTCTGGTAACAAACTCACGGACGCCTGACCGTTCCTTCGCATTACTTTCTGGCGTTGAATTGAGCATCGCATCTTTGGCACCGCCGAGCATGGTGAACGCCGAGTTGCCAAGCCCGTATGTCGGGCCGAGCAGAGACGACCAGACGCGCTGCTGCCCGTAAGCTCCGTTATCCATCTGACTGGCCGCTGAGTGTACGATGTCTGCGATAAGGCCGAAGCCGCCCATGACCATAAGCCCTTCGAGATACCAGCCGAGAAAGTCCTGCTCGTTGCCGTGAACTTTCTCGTCATATCCCGCAAACTTCATGGCGTTCCGCACGCGCACGTCTGCCGATCTTTCGTCTTCACCGCCACGCATTTGCACGACGTCCTTGATTGCTGCCGCTCCTGCACCAGCGGCAGGGCCAAGTGACAGGAAGTAGAGAAGTGGTTTGATGTTGCGCGGTTGGCCGCTTTTAGGGAACGCTTCCCGCAGTATGTGGCCAGACATGCGGCCCATCATCAGTGGAAAACTCTTGAGCTGGAAGGCCAACGCGCCGAGCGGCGTCTGCGCCCAGATCGGCACGTCGTCTGCGTTTGGCTGAAACACGCTTTCGTTCGCGAACCGCAACACACCCATGCGAAGGCTCTTGTCTGTCTCAAGTAAGCTCTTGTCTGACAGTGAGACGCCACCCATCGACTGTCCCATCGCATACTTTTCTAAGCCAAACTGTTTGAGCTGACGGTAGGCAATCTTGTAGGCACGAGGCTGCTGTTCAAGTGTGGCGCTTGGATTGTAGCTTTGCACCGTCTTGAGTTGGTAAGTCTTAAAGGCTTCATGCCCTACAGCCCCAGCCATCTGGCGCATCATATCCGTCCAAGGCGTCAACATCGTAGCGTTAAAGAAGGCGTTTGAATACTTGCTGTCCACGCCGCCGTACATATGAACCATGCGGTCGTGGACGATGTTTTCCATTGCAACGCCGACATTTTTCATGGCCGTGGCATAGGCTGGGTCTTGCAAGTTTTTGATGCCTTTCGCCCACGCCCCGAACGATCCAGCTCTAATCAGGGGCAGGACCACATCACCCAGTGAGGTTAGTGTGGTAAAGCCCAGCAGAGAGACGTTGTTGATCGAGCGCAGCGTGCGGCTGGTACGCAGGGCGACCTTACCGTTCGCAACACCCCCATTGATTGGCTGCTTGCGTGCAACGCGCATGGCGTTCTCTAGGAAGCCGTGCTCGTCATTCGTCATTGGTGTAGCCACACCCTTAAAGTCCTCAAGGGCACCCATGATTGCGTCAACTCGGCGTTCATACGTCTTGCTGATCGCGCCACTAGACGTGGTGACGGCTGCACGCATGAGCATGTCTCGTGCGATTGGCCCACCAGCGGGTGAGTTGTAGACTTGGATCAGGGCGTCAACAAACTTGGGTGCTGCCTCTGGCTTGGTAGCGAAGGGCATGAGCGTGCCCTCTTTAAGATCGACCTCAGTCACGCCTTCGCCGCCATCAACTACGCGGAAGTTCTTAACGTATTCCTTGTTGGTACTGAGTAGCTTGGCAATGCCCTTGGCACCACCCTCAGACGCCGCGATGTAGTCAGACACGCCGTGGCTGTTTAGGCCAAACTTCTCAACGTGAAGCAGGCGACGCGTGCTGGCTTCAAACGACTTGATCAGCATCGCTTCAAGATTGTTTTCGAGGAAGCCGTCCAGCGCCTCCATAGCCCGTGGGTACTTCTCAAGCTCGATCATTCTGCTGTAGTCCAGAGACGACGCCGATGGGCTGGTGGACGAGCCACGAGACGACGAGCCTTGCACGCCATCCTCTGCATCGAGATTGGCCAGCTTGTCGTACATGCTGTCAACAAACTCTTTAAGTTCGTCTTGCGTGAACACGACGCCAGCGGAGGTTTTTTCCTGACGATAGTATTCAGCCATGCCCATCTTGAAGCCAGTCTCGTTTTTGCGAATTGTTTCTGGCTTCCAGATTTGTGGGACGTAATCTCGTCTGAAGCCCACGAACATTTCTGCTGCTCGCATACGCTCATGCTCGTCGTTGAACTCTTTGCGTATTCTGTTTGCAACCATCTGCTCGTCTGCGCTCAAGCGGCTGAAG